CCACAGCGCCCGCCGCTAATCTTGGGCTTCCACCTGAAGCAATGAGTTCATTAAAAGACTTAGGGGAAGAGTTCTCTCCTGTCATTGAGACGATTAATCGTAGTGCACAAGAGACTAATGATTTAAAGCAGCAAATAATTGCTGCTAATCAGAGCATTGAAGCCTTGCGTTTAGACCGACAGAGAGAACAATTTTTCAACAGTGTTAATGCTACAGTTGCTGCAAGAGGTGGAGATGTCACGAAAATGACGCATAATCCTGATTTCCAAATATGGATGAATGACTATGTGCCTGGCGGTCGTTATACTCGTCTCCAACTATTTGAAGATGCAGAACTTAGAATGGATGCGAATGGTGTTGTGCGGTTCTTTACAGAATATCTTGATTCATTACCTAATAATTTTAACCCTTCTCCTAATCAGAACGTATTTGTTCAAGATACACCAGCGCCACAGCCGGTGCAGGTGACTCCTCAGCCACAGCCGGTACCGCCACAGCCAGTATCAGTACAGCCGGAGCAGATTATGAGTAATATTCAACCACCGGCGACAGTATTCTATCCTGCTACTACTTCACCACCTAAGCCAACGTACACAAGGGCAATGATACAGAATTTTTATTCAGAAAAAGCTAAAAGATTGTGGCATGGCAAAGAAGCACAAGCAAATGCAATAGAGGCGGATATGATTGCGGCCGCAGCGGAGGGGAGGGTTATTTAGAGGGTAATAGTCAGAAGGAGTAACTATGACTTTCCCTATTAATCCAGCACTTGGTAGTTATTATACCAATAACGGCTTATCCGGTACATATATCCCTGAAATATGGGCAGGTAAGCTATTAGAAAAATTTTATACAAAAAGCATCTTCCCGATGATCACAAATACAAGCTGGGAAGATCAAATCAGCAAACAGGGTGATAAGCTGATAATCAGAACACGTCCTGCTGTAACAGGGTTTGATTATGAAATCGGGGATAAATTGAATTATGAGAGACTCCGTTCTCCGAATAAATACCTATTAATTGACAAATCTGTTGGTTATGCGTTCACATCTGATGACATTGAAAGGCAACAGGCAGATATTAAGTTTATTGAGGCATGGGCTCAGGAAGCCGCTGAAAGCACAAAAGATAAAATTGATAAGAAGATTCTTGCAACAGTACCAGCCTCGATTGATACTTATAATGGCGGAATAACAGCAGGGAAAATATCAAGGAGTATAAATCTTGGGGTTGCTCATACTGATGGCTCCAAAGCCATAGCGCTAAGCGAAACCAATGTAATTAAAAAACTCCTTCAGTGCGGTCAAGCACTTGGTGAGCAGGATATTCCTGGCGAAGGCAGATGGGCGGCGCTATGTGAATGGGTATGCACTCTGATCAAAGGGTCTGAACTTTCAGAAGCAAGCTATAGGGGTGATGGTCGTCCATCCAGTAAAACAAACGGGTATATCGGTAATGTAGATAGGTTTGAAATTTACAATACCAATAATATTCTCCCTGTAGTTGAAGGCTCTGGCGCTGGCGCTGTCAACTGCTATAAGCTTTTATTCGGTCATAAGTCAGCGATTGCATTTGCAAGTCCTTTGTCTAAAAACGAAAGCCTGCCTAATCAGGCTGAGTTTGGGATGCTATATAGAGGACTCCAGCTATATGGGTTTAGTGTCCTTCAACCCACAGCACTCGGCGTGCTTTATGCAAAAATAGGATAACTATAAATTATTAATAAAGGAATCAAATTATGCAATTCCCTCAGACATATAAGATTACGCAGGATGTGGTGGTTAGTGGTTTTACAGATGGTGGGAGCACTTCCGGTTATATTGATCTTACTTCCCAGCTTCCAGCACGGGCAATAGTAAAGGCGTGGGAGATTATTGTTACAGCCGGATTTACAGGTACAGGTATTACCTCAGCGGCTGTCATGGTTGGTAGTGATGGAGATACGGATAGATTTTCTGCTGATACTGCTAAAAGCTGTATTGCAGCCGGTACTATTGCATCTGTACCAATTGCTGCTGATGTCTTGGATGGTTTTGGCACTGCACAGACTATTCGAGTTACCGTGACCGGCAACGCCGATTTTGCCGCTATAAAGACCGCAGGTGTCGGTGCAATGACAGTCAACGTCTTTTTTGACCTGTTGCCGTCATAAGAATGCACCGCTAAACGTTAAATTAAAAGAGTAGGGTAAATATAAATAAATGTTTTACCCTACTAACAACAACAATATATAAGGAGTGAATATGGGTTTCATACCAGCAAAACATTATGATAAAATGAAAGAGCCGACTTTGGTAATACAAGCAGAAGAGAACAAACCACCGGAACAGGTGTCAACTTTTCTGATTAATAGAGAGACAGGTGTTTATCACGTATGGACGCCTGAGTTAGCTACAGCTAAAGACGATAATGGCAGACGGATTATGGAACCGTACGATCTGCCTGGAACACCAAAGTTTAAGAAAGCAGTTTTGCCTATTCCAAAATCAGAAATAGCGGAGATTTTGGCAAAAGATATTTTCGGGAAACATAATTCTTTTGTTACAAAAGCGGCCCTCATTACATATATTAAAGACAAGTATAATGAAGAACTTACTCCTGATGATTACACCAAAGAGGATTTGTTTGTAAAGATATATAATTTACGACAGGAGCGGGACGAATAGCATGACAGGTAATACTGTAGTTGCAATACTTAAACAGTACCTACAAGACCCTGATGGGATTGTTTGGGGTGATGTGTATCTGAACGCTGTTAATGAATCACTTAAAACAATTGCTATGTTGCGTCCTGACTCGACAGCCAACACGATAGAATTGACACTAGTTGCCAATAAATATACACAGTTTATTCCTGCTGACGGGGCACGGTTGCTCTATATAACCCGTAACATAGCAACTGGTAAACCAATCCGGTTATTACAAAGGGAAGCTTTAAACGAATTGGGGAATTTATGGACACCGCAGGCAGTTAATGACATTGATCATTATATTTATGACATTGAGAACCCGACAGCCTTTGGTGTTTTCCCAGTTCCAGATTCAGCCCTTACGGTGGAACTTGTGTATTCAGTAATCCCTTCTGATATTGGATTATTAGATACAGCTATAGTTCCCGATCAATATATAAGCCCTGTCGTAGAATACTGTCTTTACAGGTTGTATGAAATTGAAACAGAGCGGATAAACAGACAAAAAGCAGCCTCACACCTTGCAGCTTGCTACAATGTACTTGGTATAAAACTTCAAAACGAAATGATGTTGAAAACAATACAGGAAGGATAAGCTAATATACATGGATAGATTTGTACCTTATATTTTACAGTATGTCCCGTCATGCCCTACTTTTACTATTAAATCACAGTTGTTGACTATAGCTGATGACTTTTGCAGACGGACGGGGATATGGAAGGTTAAAGTAGAAGGGACAGCTATCGGTGGAGAAACTGAAATTACAGTTACAAGTAGCCTGCCAACTGGGTCACAAATTATCAGAGCCGAATTGGTGGTTAATGATCAGCCTTATTATCGATGGGATAGGGAATTAAATGTAATAACCTTAGAAGATGAGCTTACAGTAGGAGATGAATACGAAGTTTTATTATTCCTTACACCTACTAGAACAGCAACATCACTACCGGACTTATTATTGAATGATTGGTTTTTAGGGATTGTTTCTGGTGTGAAGGCAGATGTTATGCTTATGCCGGGTAAAGCATGGAATGACCCACAATTGGCAGCAGTTGAGAAGCAGACTTATATGTTTTATGTAGGGCAGGCTATTGGGCAGGCTTCCAGAAGGCATAAGCATCAATCACAATTTATTGACTTTACAGGGACGTCCTGGACATGATTGATATATCCGTATTTAAAGGCGAAATACCTATTGTTTCATCGAGGTTACTTCCTGATGGGAATGCTTCATCTGCTATTAATTGTGAACTGATAAACGGCAATTTAGAACCAATCAGGGGTAATTTAAAAGTAGCTGATGCACAGGCAACTACGCAGACCATTTGGAAAATGTCAGAAGAATGGTTGGAATGGGGGGTACCATCTGTCAAGATAATTAATGACATTGTTTATAATAGTTCAGGGAGGATTTTTTTTTGTGGAGATGGGTATCCTAAAGAAGCGGATGCAGTTACCTCTCTTTCTGGCTCTCCGCCTTTTCCTACAGTTACCAGAAGGTTAGGAATCCCCCCTGCTACAAGTGCATTGTCATACAGTATTACAGTAGCCGGAACCGGTGCACCAAAAGAGGTTTCTTATTGTTATGAGCGGGTCGGGCAACGATATGACAACACAGTAGTAAGGTCAGCGCCTTCACCTGCCACTGTAACAACAACGGCCAAAACCGATTCTCAAATCAAACTGACAGGCTTCACTGATGCTACAGAAGCCGGGGTTTACACTACTCATTACTGGATATACAGACTTGAAGTAGGCG